AAGGGAAGAATTTAAGCAGAATTTTGGCTATGAACTTATGCACAAGTTCAATATCAAAAGTGGGAGCCTGTGCGAGGAAATAACGTATTTTGCTTTCACCAATCTCCTCTCCATAAAAGGCATCAGGCTAGAAGCAGATAATCAGGACAAACCTCAAAATCCCTATGCCGAAGCTGCCGACAGGGGCGATATGCACGCACAGTCAAGATGTTCGGGCTATTACTGTGCTCAGGACGATATGCTCAAAGATGGTTGGGTTAAAGTGAAATGAAGGAGGAACAATGAAAGTAGCAACAGTGAGAATAGGGTTTGTAGTGGCTTGGTTTGATTTCTGGATAGGGTTTTACTACAACAGGGAAAAGAGAAGGCTGTATTTCTTTCCAGTGCCTATGCTTGGTCTTTATTTTGAGAAGGAGGAACAACATGGGTTATAAAGAGTCCTTTCTAAAGGAGGTAGAGAAATGACAATTATTGCCATGAGACAAGAGGAAAAAGATATTTATTCGAGCCTTATGAAAAATAGACTAGTGAGTTTAATAACACATGATGATTTAGTCCAGAGGGCTAAAAAGTGGCTTGAAAATACTCACGGGAACAAGTTTGCCTGTGGTGTGGTCTTGGCTGAGTATAGGTGCTACTCCCCCGAAATACCAGATGTTATTGGCTTCAATAGTCATCGGTCTATTTTAATTGAGTGCAAGGTTAGCCGTGCCGACTTCAAAGCCGATAAGCACAAACCGCATCGGAATCATATCAAGAAGCTAGGTAATCTTCGATATTATTTGACGTTGCCGAATGTTGCTTGCCCTGAAGATATTGATAATGGCTGGGGACTACTTTACCCCATTGGTAAGACAATAAAAGAGATTAAGGAATCAGAATACTTTGGCGATAATAGCATAAAGGCTGCTGAATGGGCGATTCTATATTCAATAGTTCGCAGGCTAGAAAGGCGAGGGCATCTAAAAGATATTCAGAAACCCTTAGAGGGCGGACAATGGTAAAACTAATTTTAAGCTAAGGAGGTAGGGAAATGATAAACGAAGCTATTGAAAACATAAGAGAGATTAAGAAGCTAGATTGCCATATAAAATATCCTGAATGGCAATTAGCTTTGACGCTAGGCATTGAGGCATTGGAACGGGTGAAATATAACAGCACAGCAAGGTTCGGTGAATATGATTATAGCCCATTACCCAGTGAAGGTGAGAAATGAAAGAGACCACTAAGGACAGAATAAGCCGACTCCGGGCTAGGAAAGGGGAGCTCCTGGACGAAATGAAGGCGCTCCGGGCAGGCGGCGCGCGGAATGTCGAGCATAAGCTGGCCATGCTGAACGACCAGGTTATGAGGATCGGCGAGAGAATCAATAAGCTAAAGGGGGTGAATAATGGCAAGCAAGGCTGAAGATGCAGTCAAGCAAGCAATGGGCTGGAGTGATAAGCAACTTGAAGTCTATAAGAAGATGGGGGCTATCGTTGAGGCTATGAACGCTATGGATATGGACGACTTATGCCAAATGTTTCAGGAGATAGGCAGAGACCAAGCGATAGGACCATTCATAGACCCTACAGCCTGGAGGGACCATAAATTCGAGGAAGCAAGCATGATTAAGACTGTAGTCAAAGCCATAATAGACTTCAAGAAAGCTGTTAGCGGTATAGGGAGGTTTCACAAGGTAGAGACTCATGCAGAGGCAGATTAGCACAATCCGCGTCACTGAGCGAGACCTGAGAGAGCAGGTCAGGACTCTCTGCAAGATATACCACTGGAGATTTCTATTTACCTGGACATCAATTCACAGCCCGAAGGGGATGCTGGACTTATTACTCATCAACAAGGAACAAGAGCGTGTGATCTTCGCGGAATTGAAGAGCGAGAGGGGCAAAATGACCCCGGAGCAGCAGGAAACTTTTGACGAGCTGGATGCCTGTGGGCAAGAGGTTTATCTCTGGAAGCCTCACGATATTGAGGGGATCGCTGACATTCTCAGGGCTCAGTCTGATGGACCGGTGCTTAAAGGATGGTAAAGAGACCAAGACTACTTGACTTATTCTGCAAGGCAGGCGGGGCAGCCATGGGCTATTACAGAGCGGGTTTTGATGTGGTAGGCGTGGACAAGGACCCGCAACCTCACTTCCCCTTTGAGTTTCACCAGGCAGATGCCCTGACCTATCCCCTGGACGGATTCGATGCTTACCATGCCAGTCCACCGTGCCAGCACGCAAGCAAAATCGGGATTATGAACAGAATTTTAAGACCAGGTAAATACCACCACCCCGACTTGATAGCACAAACAAGAGAATTACTTCGATCAACAGGCAAGCCATATGTTATAGAGAATGTTGAAGGGGCAAAGTTACATGATCCCGTATTATTATGCGGTTCATTTTTCGGGCTGAATTTGCGTAGACACCGATTATTTGAATGTAATTTCCCTGTATTCTCCACGCCGTGCTGCCACTATTGGCAAAAGCCACGATTCCGAAGCCTTGACCATAACAGAAAAGGCGTAGCTTGTGTCATTGGGGTTCATGGGCATATCAACTTCCCTGGGGAATTAGATTTGAGGCAAGAAGCAATGGGAATAGACTGGATGGGGAATTCAGAGATTGTTGAGGCAGTCCCCCCAGCCTACACGGAGTTTATAGGCAGATACATGATGCTAGCTCTAGGAGTGGTATAATATGACTATGACCGGCGTGGAGCTCATAGAGTGTAAGATTCACCCCCTACAGGCTGCCTTGCTTAAATGGGGTGAGCTTAACAAGTATGGGCGCATTACAATAATCTTTCAGGATGGCATACCAGTCAAGGCTTTAGTGCCAACGGATGATGGCGCCGGCACTCGGATGATACTCTTTGATAAGATAGCGCGGAGGGCAGGATTGATAAAGTAAGGAGGGATATGGACAAAACAGAAACTTATATCAAGATGAGCGAGAAGGCGGAGGAGATACAGGAACTTCGCAAGGAAGAAGCAACCATAGATGATGTATGTATCTGCTCTGCCTGTAAGACAAGATGGGGCAACTGTTATGAGCATACTGAATATTTGAGCTGCAATAGCGAACTCGGAGGCAGGCCATTCCCTGTTGTTGCTATTAAAGATGTTGAACACAAATCTATCTGGCTACCACGCCAAGACCAGTTGCAGGAGATGCATCGAGGGCATTTGCCTGATGGTATGTTTAATAACCTAATGGATGATTGCTATGGAAACTGGCACATTGACAAGCTAAGAGAGTTTTATCGTCAGTGTATTCACGAACAGAAATGGATAGTCCCAAGTTGGGAACAACTCTGGCTAGCATTTGTAATGAAAGAGAAATACAACAAGGTCTGGAACGGTGATGAGTGGATTTGATAAAATATAGGAGTATATGATTAAAGTAACCTAACTAAACGCTGACCTGGGAAACAGGAGGCGAGCTTTTACCGAGAAATCGGGATGCTCGCCCTTTTTGTTTAATAAGGAAAAGAGTTACTAAGCGAGAGTTTAACAAGATGGCTAGATTTACAGATTCATTAACAGAGAAAGGCAAGGAGAATTGGGCTGCGCTCTACAAGAAAGTTAAGGGCAAGAAGTGGGTCCCGCCAGTGAAGGACAAGCCTGAATCGGTTGATAAGCAGGGGAGGGAAGGGTGAAGAGTATCACAGCTTTTGTTACAGCGATTGCTTTAATTGCTAGGGAGTGGATACCTCGCTGGGATTTTCACCTTAATTATACCGGCCGAGGTTACAACCAAATCCCGCACAAGCACAGAAAGCACAAGAGAGGGAAGCCGAAACATGGCTGAGCAGGACTGCCGGAAGTGCAAGCGATGGAAGGGCTGTCCTGGGAAGTGGTGTTCGTATACTGAAAATGGGAAGACAGTGGAAGCAGAATGGTATCACTACGGGGAGATTCGTTGGTGTCCTCGGCAAATCATCTGGATACTGCAATACGCTGACATATTCAGAGCGGGGTTCTGGGTGACTCAGCATATAGAGTCTGGGGGAATACAGAAGTTAAAGGTCGAGGCTTACTTTGTCAAAGCGAGAATAGCAATCGGTGAGTTAGAGGTAAGGTTTGAGACCGTGCCAAACCAGGGCGAGCTCCTGATCACCCAGGTTGAGGACGGCAGAGATTTAGACGATCTGAGTCCTGGGGCTTACGAGATCCTGATGTATGTTAAGGGGAAGGACCGGAAGAGCATAAACTTTAAGCGGTGGGAGAGGGAAGTTTGGAAGTGTTCAAAAACTGGCAAAAAATGACAGTAAATGCAGAACTTGACAAAAAAACGCATAGGGTTTACCCTTGACAATGTGGGCGTTTTTACGCCCTCGATTCATTTTAGGCCATCCTTTCGGGTGGCTTTTCGCATTTAAGGGGGTGAATATGAACAGCAGGCTATTAGAGCTCGGAGAGAGCATCAGGTCACTATGGGGATGTTGCTGCCCATGGCTAAGAAAATACAGGGTATCTTACTTCAGATATTTCCCTCATCCTGACCAACCTAAGATGAAGACTAGAGAATGGATGGAGGTAGAAGTTATGGCATATAGTGGAGAGGATGCAGCAAAGAGGGTAACTAAGTTGAATAATATTGACCCACCATTGAGACCAGGTAGAAACTGCTTTGTGAGCCGTGTTATAGGAGGGAGTGAATGAAGATAAACACGGTATTAGCAATAACCTTTGTCATTGCCACCTTTATCCTATTCGGCTTTATTATCTATACCCAGCTTGGAGGCAAAGAGGCACTTTTTCTTATCATCGGACACACGGCGGCTTGGGTTGAGATGATTGCCATATTCTACTTCAGGAAGAAACCATCAGAGAAATAAGATGTTTAACTGGCAAGACTTTCTAGGCGACTTATCGGGATACCGGCCAAAGTATCTCGATGCTATTGAGCTCCTGGATGCCTGCTCAGAAGATAAGAAATGGCTGGCGAACGAGCTCACTAAAAGAGATGACCTCATTCGGCAACTTCGATTGTTGACTACCATGCCCGAGCCGCCCGAGATAACTTACAGAGTAGCTCGAGATACGGTCTGGATTCAACAACAGATTGACTCCATGGGGCTTGCTATCGTTAGGGCCCCGCTCGATATGGAGTATGAGCTTACTGACCATGGCAACATGCTTAACATCGTGGCGTGGGATGCAACCGATAAAATCAAATATGTCCGGGAGAAGTTTGATTGCGAGAACTTCGCAATTCTGTTTAAGGCAGTAATTGACCTTATCTTTCACCTGAATCAAGTCGCGCTAATCATAGACTACATATCGAAGCACAGCTATGATTTGATTCTGTTCCCGAATGAGAAGCACATGGTTTGCGAACCTCAAAGCGATGGGCTTTATCTGTGGACTGAGCGGTTGACAAAGTTCTACTCCATGAAAGGGGCGATCTGCATACTATGAAAAAGCCATTTTCAGGTATAGATATAAGTGACTTCCTGAATGACTGGCGGGAGTGGCATGCACTCGTGGAGGGCTTCTGCGAGACCTTCTGCTTCTGGCGGGCCAACTACGAGCCATCTAAGGAACTGATCGAAGACCTGAAGAACGAGCATCACTACTATGTCTTCGGGCGTGTCCTGGGCTTCATATCTCTTGTGGGGCTCTGCTTACTGGCAATCAGGATACTAAGGGGCAAGGCAAAAGATGGAATTTAACGGCAACTTTACATGGACTGAGGATGGGACGACTTTAGAGGAAGAAGATGTCAAAGAGAAAATAACTACTGGAGGCTCACCATGCAAGACGGTTTAGAAGCAATGGTAGCGAGAATAGACGAAAGAACAGAACACATGGAGACAGATATACGCGACCTGAAAAAGACCTGTGCCGGCCTGTCTGAAACTGTCAATAAGCATAGCACGGAGCTAGCAACTATCAAGACAAGAATTGGTAACTCGAATGGCCTGAACAAGAGGCAGACAGCAGGGATCGGTGGCGCCGCCGGGTTTGTTATTGCTGCCATTGTAGCCATTGTAGATTACTTTACGAGGCATTAAGCAATATGCCATATAAGCCAAGCCGCCCATGTCGTTATCAAGGATGCCCTAATCTGACTGATCACCCTCGGGGATATTGTCCTCAGCACTTGCCCGGGAAATACCGGGAGGAAGATAGCAAGCGCCCCCCCTCACATGAGCGGGGATATGATAGGCATTGGAGAAAGGCACGACTATATTATCTAAAGGCTAACCCTCTTTGTGTTGATTGCTTGAAGGAAGGAAAGGTTACCTCAGCGACTGTTGTGGATCATAAAACCCCCCATAGGGGAGATTACAACCCATTCTGGGATAGGAGTAATTGGCAATCTCTGTGTAAGCCCCACCATGACAGAAAAACAGCGACAGAAGATGGAGCATTTGGGAAGAAGCCGGAATAAGGATTATATTTAAGGAATAGGGAAGGGGGGGTTAAATAGCTACAGCTATTAAGCCTGTAAACCGAAGGGGCAATCAAACACAAGATTTCGCGAAATAGAGAGGGGGGGGGGTAAAACCCTAGAAACCATGAACAAAATAGCTAAAGGTTTACTACCACTGGCCATAAAAATATCTTCAGTAAAACCAGATCCTAAAAACGTGAGAAAGCACAATGACAGGAATCTTGAAACGATTAAAAATAGCATTGAAGTTTATGGCCAACGCAAACCAATTATTTGTAACAGCAAAACGAAATTAATTGAGGCCGGCAATGGCTTATGGATGGCAGCCAAAGAATTAAAATGGACAGAAATCGCGGCTATTTTTGTTGATAACGATGACCAATTAGCCAGAGCCTATAGCCTCATAGACAACCAATCAGCGCTGCTATCAGACTGGGATTTACCAGCCTTAAAAGATACACTAGAACAATTAGATACTGGTGCCTTCGATATGGCCAAAACCGGCTTTACCACAGATGAAATCGAAGAGCTTATGACGCAATATTATTCACCGGCCAACATAGACGACCTCTTAAACGAAGTTGATTATGATATCTCAAGCGCCCATATAGAATTTCAGGCCGATGATAAAAAGCCCAACGTCATGACCGATACCGGTTACAGGAGCCACTTCACAAATACCGATCTAAAGGACTTCGCGACTATGGAAGATGTAGTCAAGGGCATGGTCGCCGAAATAATGCAACTCAACCAACAAGAACGGAAAAGCAAGAAGGCGCCGCAATATACACTAACCTTTGAACCGAGCCTCGAATACCTGCGGAACAATCCACAGCAGCCCACGCTCTTTGACATGGGGGAGTTGGCAAGATGAAGAGCATCAAACCGATCTATCACCCCAAAGGCCGAGCAGCCGAATATAGCCCACTGGCATTAAACCTATATCGTGGATGCGGCCATAACTGCGTTTACTGCTACTGCGCATCGATCCTTCAGATGCCAGACGAAAAATTCCAAAAGCCGGAGCCGCGGAAAGACATCATCCTGAATCTTCAAAGAGGCGCAGCCAACTTGAAGGCATCTGGCCAGATTGAACCAGTCTTGTTATGCTTTACTTGCGACCCATACCAGCCAATTGACACCGAGTTTCAGTTAACCAGGCAGGCCATCGAGGTCCTGCATCATTACGGCATACCGGTGCAGATATTGACCAAGGGCGGGTTAAGGGCAATCAGAGATTTCGACCTACTCGGCCCGAATGACCGATTCGCCGTAACGCTGACATTTATCGATGATAAACTATCAAAGACATGGGAACCGAACGCCGCGCCGCCGTCCGAAAGGATTGCCACACTACACGGCGCCAAGCTCGACGGCATCCCTACATGGGTAAGCCTGGAGCCAGTCCTTGATCCGGCGCAGAGCCTGGAGATAATCAAGCAAACCCACGACGTCGTTGACATCTTCAAGGTAGGCAAGCTAAACTATCACCCGATGGCCAGGCAAATCAACTGGAGGAAGTTTGCACAGTCGGCAATCGAAACCCTGAAGCAGTATGATTGCCATTACTATCTAAAGCAAGATTTGAGGGAATTACTATGAAGGGTGATAAAAGGACATCAATTCAAATTTACCAATCGACCAAAAAGGCCCTAGATAAACGAGGCAGAAAGGGCGACACTTACGATGACATTATTCAGACTTTACTAGAGAAGCAAAGCAAGAAATAACGAATACCTAATCATTAATAATGAGCATGAACCGTGGTTCGTGCTCATTTCATATTAAAAAGGAAAACATGAAACAAGGCAGAAAACCAAAACCATCGGCACTTAAAGAACTGGAGGGCAATCCTGGCAAGCGGCCAATCAATAAGGCCGAGCCCAAGCCCAAGACAGGCATGCCAAGCTGTCCGCGGCATCTAAATACTCAGGCACGAAAGGAATGGCATCGCATGGCGCCACAATTACAGAAGCTAGGCCTTTTAACTCAAATTGACCGGGCAGCCCTGGCCGGATATTGTCAATGCTATGGCCGATGGGTAGAGGCCGAAAAGAAGCTCAAAGAACTTGCTGGTATATCCGTTGACAAGGTGCCATACCTATACAAAACTAGCAATGGCAATCTTATTATTAGCCCACTCTTGATAGTAGCTAATAAGAGCCTGGAACAGATGCACAAATTCCTGGTTGAATTTGGCTTAACGCCGGCAGCTCGGTCCCGAATAGCTATAAGCGGTGGTGAAAGCGACGATCCGCTGGATAAGCTATTGAATACGAGAAAGAACTGATATGGTTTGCGCAACGAAGCCTGACTTAAAGGCCGCCGAAAGGGCGGTTCTTTTTATTGAAAACTTAAAACACACCAAAGGGGAGTGGGCAGGGAAGCCATTCTATTTAATGCCCTGGGAGCGGGATATTGTCGTGAGGTTGTTTGGAACACTTAACCCCGATGGGAGAAGGCAATACCGGACTTGCTATATCGAGCTTCCCCGGAAGAATGGGAAGTCCACTTTAGCGGCAGGGGTAGCACTTTATCTCCTGTTTGCCGATGAAGAAATAGGGGCTCAGGTCTATTCGGCAGCCAATGAACGCGGTCAAGCAGCCCTGGTATTCAATGATGCTGCGGCAATGGTGAGACAGGCCCCAGCTCTTCTAAAGAGAGCGAAGATAATAGATAGCCAAAAACGGATTGTCTATTATTCCCAGAACTCTTTTTACTCTGCTATATCGGCTGAGGCTTATTCTAAGTTTGGTTATGACTCGCATGGCGTGATTTATGATGAACTCCATGCAGCACCGAACAGGGAACTGTGGGATGTTTTGACTACTTCTTTTGGCGCCAGGCGGCAGCCGCTTTTACTCTGCATCACGACAGCGGGCTATGACAGGAACTCGATTTGCTGGGAGCAGCATGATTATGCCTGCAAGGTCAGGGATGGGATTATAGATGATCCGACATTCCTGCCTGTCATTTATGCAGCGCCTGATGATGCAGACTGGCAGGATGAGGAAGTTTGGTTTGATTGCAACCCGGCGCTAGGAGTTTTCAGGAACCTTGAGGAGATGCGGACATTAGCTAAAAAGGCAAAGGAAACGCCAGCTCTTGAGATGACTTTTCGCAGACTATATCTGAATCAATGGACCTCTTCAGTTGAGCGTTGGATGCCGATGGATAAGTGGGATGCCTGCGGGGATGCCGTTGATTTGTATGAGTTGAAGGGCAAATCCTGTTATGCGGGGCTGGACTTAGCAGCCACGACAGACCTAACAGCTCTTAGTTTAGTATTCCCTAGAGAAGATGGATACGACATCTTTATGAAGTTCTGGATACCAGGTGACACGGCGCGGGAAAAGGAACGCAAGGACAGAGTGCCTTACTCTCTATGGTCAAGGCAGGAACATATCAAGCTCACACCCGGGAATGTCATAGACTACGGCTATATCAGACAGGAACTTAGGGAATTAAGAGAAATCTTTGACATTAAGGAAATAGCTTTTGACCGGTGGGGAGCAACGAAACTTGTCCAGGACTTACAGGATGATGAATTTATCGTAGTGCCTTTTGGTCAAGGCTATGCCTCGATGTCGGCACCGACAAAGGAGTTGATGAACCTGGTTTTAGGTGGGAATATACGACATGGCGGGCATCCTGTTTTGAGGTGGAATGCCGACAATATGGTGGTAGCTCAGGACCC